GTAGACGATGGCATTATCACAGATGCGAAGTTTAAAACATATGGCTGCGGCTCAGCAATTGCAAGCAGTTCTCTTGTCACGGAATGGGTCAAGGGTAAAACGCTTGATGAGGCATCAACGATTAAAAATACTCAAATCGCCGAAGAATTGGCGCTCCCTCCAGTCAAAATACATTGTTCAATTTTGGCTGAAGATGCAATCAAAGCAGCTATAAAAAACTACAAGGATAAGTATGTTAACAGTAACACCGAATGCCCATGCCCAAATTAATTCTATTCTTTTGGGTGAAAATTCAAAATATGTAAGAGCTTTCATACAAGGCGGCGGTTGTAGCGGCTTTCAATATGGTTTTACAATGGAAGACGACAAAAATGAAGATGATTTTGTAATTGAAAATTTACTTGTAGATGCTATGAGTATGCAATATTTTGATGGCGCCACTATTGATTACAAAACAGATAAACTTCAAGGTTCTTCTTTTGTAATTTCTAATCCAAATGCAAAAACTCATTGTGGGTGTGGTTCATCTTTTGGAGTTTAATTAAAAATGAAGTTTCTATGGACCAATAACGCAACAGGTCAATCAAGCGCAAGTAAAATATGGACAAACATTGCATACGCAGTTGCAACATACATAGTATTGACTATGCAAAATGTTACCTGGGAAATACTTTTGGTCTATATGGCCGTAGTGGGTGGTAGCGAAATTGCAAAGAGAGTCTTAACATTAAAATACGGTGGCCAGAATGACAAACAAAAAAACAATTTATAGAGGCATTAGCATGAAACTATACATTTTTATTGCGCTATTAATAGCTATCGTTGTGCCTGCATACGCACAAAAAACACCACAAGGTGTAACATATGATGCACAAATTGTCCGTATATCTGATGGCGATACTATTGTTATCTCGGCACCATTTCTACCACAACCATTGAAACCAGAACTCGCTGTTCGTATTTTTGGTGTAGATACGCCTGAAAAAGGGCATAGAGCGCAATGCCCATCTGAAGATGCTCGCGGTAAAGCTGCAACACAGTTTACAACCAATGCTGTAGCTGCTGCACAGAAGCGCCAAGTGGTTCTATATGGATGGGATAAATTTGGTGGCCGAGTTCTTGGTGATATTATTTTAAATGGTCAATCTCTGCGTAGTATGCTAATTGCAAATGGTTTTGCTCGTGAATACTATGGAGAAGCCAAACAATCATGGTGTAATTAATGGCAACATTACATCATATTTGCGATGAGTGTGGTTCTGAATTCACACTTAAATACGATGAAGAGCAAACCGAAGATTCTCCTCATTATTGTCCATTCTGTGGCGAAATGCTTATAGATACAGATGACATTAATGAAGATGAAGATGAATGACTTGGTACTTTCATAATACAACCACAGAGTTCAAAGAAGAAAATATAGGCCATGCTTTCGGCATGGTCTATCTCATCACACACATAAAAACTGGTAAAAAATATGTGGGTAAAAAGTTCTTTACCAAAGCCAAAACAAAACAAGTAAAAGGCAAAAAGAAACGAAGCCGAGTTAAATCGGATTGGGAAAGTTATTGGGGAAGTAATAAAGAATTACAGGAAGAAATAAAGAAGAATGGTGAAAGCGAATACACCAGAGAAGTGTTACACCTCTGTAACACTCGGAGCGAATGTTCTTATTATGAAACCTGGGAGATATTTACCAGACACGCTTTACTGTCTGATAACTATTGGAATGCTTGGGTGAGTTGTAGAATTAGGAAGGACCACCTGGTAAAGGAATAGCTTTAACATCAAAGCGGAACACCAATACTTATAAGGTTTTCGTATCAAAACCATGTTCACCAGGTAAAAATATAGCACATTTGCCACATTTATGTTGCAACCGCACATATAATAGCATACATATTGGTACGGTGCTTAAGGAGGCCGCAACGATATGCTAACTAAACTTAAATCTTTCCTATCAATTTTGTGGGATTCTATAATTGAGGCACAAGAAAAGCGTGCTGAGTATTACAGAAAAACCGGCAAAAAATTTATGGAATAATCTTGCTTAACAAGGAGAAACAAATGTTTGACTTTACCAAAATGACCATCAAGCCAGAACAAATTCAAGACGGCATTGAAAAATCCAAATCTGTTGCTATCAAGGCTGTAGATTTCAACAATACTCTGTTTAAAGAGTCAATGAAGTTTTTTAATGATGTTACGGATAAATTCTTTTATACATATACTGTGAAGGCTACGGAAGCCGCTAATCAAAGCACAGAATATGCAAAAGAACTCATTCAAACAGGGACCGTCAAATCGGTTTTTGGAAATAGCGTCAAAAACTAAATCTTGGCAGCCAGTTGCGAGAGATGGTTGGATCGTTAAGTTTTCTATCTATAAAGATACTGAGATCCTTGTAACCATTATCTCGCAATACACCGGCCAATTGATTATGCGGCATTTTAGAAATGAAGATGATGCTTGCCTGTTTATTAATTTTGTGCTTGATTTAAATGCCGATGAACTAAATCAATTGTAACCCGCCTTCTGGCGGGTTTATTGTTGCCACAATACCTTCTAAATCCATGTTATAATGTCCTTTATGAAAAAAATAATTGCCGAACTATTTAATTTAACAGACCAAGAGAAGGCAGAAATCTTTCTATTGATGTTTGTAATTGCCCTGTGTGCATCGGTGGTAATGCTGGGCATTTCATGGTCAAGAGGTAATGATGTAGATTATTTCAAAGAGCGTATTGTTCTCATGGAACAAAGAATGACGCATCTGGATAAAAAGATTCACGATGAAGGGCAAAGAACAGACAAGGTTGTAGAGGCTCTCAATGAAACCCGTGTAGTGTTAAACAATGAAATAAATCGCAACAACGAGCAAGACAAGTGGTTAGAAGAATGGAAGAAGTTACCGCAACTACCAAAACCTAAGAGATAATTATGATTCTTCAAGGCAGAGTAATGAGGTCGCACATGGCAGCCATAGATTATTTTGCCAGTCAGCTATTGACACCTCAACTTAAATCGCATATAATCCTTAAAATACGCTTCATCAAAAATCTACCTGTTTGTGGCTTTACAGAGGTTGATGGCTACAATTCAAAAGGCAAACCAAGAGAGTTTATCCTTGAAATACAAAGAGGTATGAGCGAGAAAGAATTGCTTTGTACCTTTGCTCACGAACTATGCCATGTCAAGCAATATGCATACGGTAAGCTTAACGAAAAGGGAACAAAATGGCTAAGTAGAAAGTATGACAATGTGCCATATAATCAAACACCATGGGAAAAAGAAGCATACAAAACCGAAGAAAGGCTATACAAGCAATGGTTACAGATGAACAACTAACAGAACTCAGTCATAAAATTGATGCATTTCTATATCAGCAAATCATGGATTACCAACTTGAACCGCTGGATCTATCAAGTGTAATTATTGCAAGAATGATTCGCTTGAATGAAAGCGCCAATTGTGAAGAGTATTTTTATAAATTACTTGGCGCTGTGCCAAATTGGACAGACAAAACAAACAAGAGAACAATACAATGATTGAATTTTTATTTGTTTTAGCCATTATATGCATCATTGGAGTTTTTGTATTGGTCCATGATTTAAACAAATACAAAGATTATGATATGTGGGAAGATGAGAATGGTTTTCATATGGAGAAAAGAAATGAACCACGAGATTGAGGCCTATGTCGGTGAGCTAAAAGAGCTGCGTGAAAGAATAAAAGTTTTAGAAGAAAAAGAAGATTTTATTCGCCAAAGAATAGACTGGTTAGATTCTGATATTCGCATGAACATCAATTCTGACTGGCAAAAGCATAACAAGCGAGAAATGAAAGAGTTTTTAGAATCCCTCCTACTTGAAAGGAATACATGATGATTGGCCTGATAATTGCAGCAATACTGTTCCTACCCAACCCACCGCCAATTGCATATTTGCTTGATGTATCCACAACTCAACAATGATGAAAACATGGATTTTGATATTGGTGGTCAATGGCGTTACAACCGACCTTGGACCCATTACAACAATCAATGAATGTACCGTTGCGATGAAGCAATATGTAGCAAAGAATCCAAAGTTAAAGTATAATGTATTTTGTGAATGGAGAACAATATGAGTTTTAATTGGAAAGACACAGAAAACGACAATCATTATTTTCACATAGTAGAGACCGGGCAAATTGTAGGCCAAGTGCATAATGTAATACATACGCAAATTTGGTTAGCAAAAATTGTTCATACCTATAATGATGAAAAATACTTGGGTCAATACATTACAGCTAATTTTGCAAAGAAAGCCATTGAATACTATTGGGATATGCAAGAGAGGACATTAATTGAATAATCGTAAGAACTATTGGGGCGACCCTGATGAAGAGCCATTGCCAGATTGGATGAACCCTGAGACCTATCGCAACGGTGGGCTTAAAAAGGCCAGAGTAACAAAAACACTTGAAGAGGCGGCCGCTGAAGCATTAAAGAAACCGCCCATTCCCATTATTATTAAGGCGCCAAATGAGGATTGAAGAAGATATTAAATTAGATTTTCGTGATGTATTGATACGACCCAAGCGCTCTACATTAAGTAGTCGCAAAGAGGTTGACCTGCAAAGAAAATACAATTTCAAGCACTCGGGCCAGATATGGTCTGGTGTGCCAATTATGGCCTCAAATATGGATGGCGTGGGCACCTTTGAAATGGCCTCGGCTCTTAGCCCGCTGCAATTGTTTACGGTGCTCAAGAAGTCCTATACCATTGCAGAACACAACGCTCAATTGGAAAAGGTGATATTTCCAAGTATGGTGGCCGTATCAACAGGCACCAGTGAAAACGAATTTGCAAAGATAGAACTCATACTGCAAAATAATCCTGACATAGAATTTGTTTGTATTGATATTGCAAATGGTTATAGTGAGCACTTTGGTGATTTTGTTGAAAAGGTTCGCAATGCATTTTCAAATAAGACAATTATTGCTGGCAATGTAGTGACCGCCGATATGACACAAGAGCTAATTTTAAGAGGCGCCGATATTGTTAAAGTAGGCATTGGACCAGGCTCCGTATGT